GAATCAGTGATCGCTTAATAGTTGCAGGAAGATACTCAACATTCCCAATTCCAAGACCAATGGGTTCTATCGTCTGGGGAGGTATGGCAACATCCCCGCTGGTATAACAATGGGGAGTCTCATCGCCCCGCCAAATGCGGTAAAGCTCAACCGGCTTTCGTTTAGGTGCCTCTTCTTTAGCAACGTAACTCGGAGTTAAATTTTTCATGATCCTCCCATCGGAACCTCGTCCAAAATAGTTCTAAAAGAAAGATTTGCTTCCCCAATCATATCCGTAACGTACTTCACCTCAATCTCGTCGTGATCAAATCGACAGAATAAAAGGAACGATACCAAGAGTCTTGGAAGTTCCTGACTGGAGCAAGCCCTTCCAATGGGTTCGTCCAACGTTATGGTTGCTGGGTCAGTCATCGGATGAGATGAATCAACAATCTCTTTATAAATGGGGGCTTCCCCTGGCCACATAAAAACTGCGTGCATCCCCGTTTTTGTGCCCAGCCAATAGTCATAAAATTCAACAGATTCTATCTCCAGGGTAGTCGCGCCCGCGCCAAACGCCTGAGTCACGCGGAGATCCTCCTGCCACGTAGGAATCCAAAAGGTCCCAAGTCTGGCCATCTGATAGTCAAAGAAATTTAAGATTCTTTGAATCTCAGATTTTTCGGATGCAAGATGATTTGCTTGCATCCCTAAAGCGGTCTCGATATAATGGGACATCGAATAAGATTTCCCAAGAAAGAATAGTGAATCATAGGGATGGAAAAACTGCTGGCTGCCATCTTTAAGATTTGGTGTTCGATCAAATACATAAAAACCTTTATAATCGGGAAACGAGTCTGCCCCTCCGATGTTGCGAATGATCCCATCATCATATTCCTCTATTGCTTCAATCCCTGTCTCTACCATTCGGGACGTGATCATGTTTAACGTTTGACCTGTCTTTATCCGAGCTTTTAAAACAGGGTAAACTTCCGTATAAAGTGGCCAGGGGTAAGTAAGGTTTTCTTCAAGTGTTATCTGTGAAGGGTTTAAACCATCTACATCTATGACTCCTGCATCGTATAAACCAGGATCATCAGGACTCAGTAAAACACATGAGCCTCCAACCTCGAAATTTCTGTCCACGGTTGATCTTACATTCAAGATTTTTTGCCCAGCGGAAGCCTGAGATGTTAGAAGTGTCTTATCTTGCCAGAACGGAACACCCCAAACATTGTGGAGATTCTTGTGCATCTTTCTTCTTATATAAGACGACTCCGTAAACCCTTTTGATAAGATCGAGTAAACCAAAGTCCTTCGAGGCCACGTGAACAAGGCTGATCGAACCTCATTCCCATCCAAAGCGGACGAGATCCCCGTCTGCCATTTCCTTCGATAAAGGATCGGGTTTTTCCAATCAGGTCGAATGAGCAAGTGTTCTGCTATCTCTGTCATCTCATTATCTTTTTAACAGTGTCGGCTCTGCTGCTTAGTACGTTGAGGACGGCATTCTGCCCTGCAGCGGAGGAGAGATACCTGTCTATATCTCGCGGGTCCGACACGTTGATGAAGGTCAATTCTACCTTATCTTTTTCCCCCCGAGAATACTCCGATGGAACCGGGCCTCCTGCGGCAAGAGCAAAAGAAGGTTGCGCTCGACGAGATGGAATGACTCCCGATAATAAACCCAGAAATCGTTCTCTTGGAATGGCGCGGCTTCGGATAGCCTCCATTGCTTGAAGACCGTAGTAACGAACGGCTGGAACAGGCTGCATATATTCTCCAGCTGTTGCCCGAATCGGAACCCGATCTGGTCCTGATGGCCCTCGGATTTGTCCACCTGATTGAAATAAACCAACGATCCAAGTAAGAACAGTTCCGATTAAACCCGCACCTCCTCCACCACCTGCTCCCGCTACTCCACCTGCTCCTGTACTGGTTCCATATCCAAGGGCTTTAAGAATTTCCATCTTTGCGATAAGCAAGCCCACGTCTATGATCATGTCCATGATGCTTGTCCCAAAATCTTTCGCAAGTTGCTTAAATGCTTCTCCAGTCGACATAGTCCCATCGGCCAGATTCTTTAAAAAACTTTTAACTGCCCCTGCCCCTATATTTAAGGCATTCGGAATCACATTTTGAAAGGAGTCTGCAAGCTGCTGATTGAGATTGATGGCTTCCTTTCTCGCGCCAATTTCTATCAACGCTCCAACATTCATATCCTTCTGTGCTCGAAGTTCGGCCTCTCTCCTTTCATAGATGGCATTAATCAATTCGCGTTGAGCCTCGGTCGTTCCCTTCGTGGCCAGAGTAATCTGTCTCTCGGCTTCAAGAACAGAGATCTCAGCGTCCTTCATCAGGAACCAATCGCCCGTTAATTCTCCAATTTGCTTACGAAACTCAGCGGTCTCTTTTAAGGACTCCAGTGCACGAACTTGCTTAAGCTTTTCAATCCGTTTGTCCATCAAATCATTGTAAGTTATAAGTTGATCCTTCGTCAACTTAGCGGCTTGATCGGAAAGTAGAAAGACCTGACGCTCGACCTCCAACCCTCTCGCCTGAGCTGATGTGATGGCATCATAGTCACCAGATATCTCGGCCAACTGCTTGCTAAAGTCTGCCGTCTTAGTCTCTCGTTCAGCCCACAGTTGGCGAACGTAGTCAGCGGCTTTGGCATCGATCTTAGCAGTCTCAGCCGAGTATTTTGCTTCTGCCGCCAATCCGAGGGTGCGAAATTTTTCCTTGACGACACTTTGATCCATTCCATCTCGTCTTGCTTGCTCAAGTTCTGATTTTCTTTTGGTATCTAAATTTGCTTGGGTGGCCTTCAATTCTTCTTGAGCCATGCGACGATCCCACTCGATCTCTATTAAAGTAACATCTTGCCCCGTCCTTCTCGCCTCCTCTATTTGCATGGCCCTCTGTTTTTCAAGGCCAGATTTAATAATTTCATTCTGAGCCGCAATCCTTTGCTCTTCGTTTGCAAGTCGGAATTTCGTTAAATCTTCTTGAAGCTTTTTTTGATCGATTTGATTTTTCTTGGCGACTTCTCCCATCCCGACAACAGCTTTCTTAGCCTCGGGAGTCTTAGCTTCTTCCTTCCCCATGATAACTTTATTTAGATCTTCGGACTGGCGGATGAGAGAATCTAAGACCTTCTGCTTTCTTGCTCCAAAATCTTCGACAGCTTTACTAAGTCCTGGAATAGCCCCCACAGTAATGAAATTTAAAAGACTCAAAAGCTCGTAGTTAATTTCCATGACTCCAAAAAAGATGGCAGTGACCCCTGTGAAGAATCCCTTAACTCCAACTAAGATCGTTTGTAACCCAAGCCCAATGCCAGCAAATAAAATCCCAAATTCTTCTTTAAAAACTCTTAACTCTTTGATTCCATTAATCAAGGCCTTAACAATATCCATGAAAATGGGAAGAGCGTTCGAAGCAGAAGTGGCCTCGACCAACAACTTTGAAAACTCTTCCTTCAATTCGCTCAGAGCAGACTTCACTTTTTGAAGATCTTCGGCAACCGACGGTTCATCCATGACGGCGCCTAAGAAGCTTTTCTTCTCTATCTTTTGACGATTAATCTCATTGATGATCGCCTGTCTTTGTCCAACCTCGTTCAAGTATTTTGTGACGGTTCCAAGAGAATTAGCGTAACGCTCCGTCACCTCAGCCACATCCATTGGAAAAGCGGCCTTTAATCCTCTCGTCCTCAAAGTAATGACTGCCTCAGAGATTCTCTCGAAAGCTGCTTCTACGTCAATGCCCATCAACCTCGCAGCCACGCGTGCGGCTTCCATTAATCCAACAATATCTTCTGGGCTAACCCCCTCAACCAAAAGCCTTTGAGCTTTAATCATTAACCCAGTCTGTTCGACAAAGACAATTCCGACCTCCTTCATCCGTCGGATCATCTCTTCTCCGTTCACCCCCAAAGACTTGGTCATCATGGCAAACGATTCTTCAGTCTGTTTGGCCTTGGCACCAATATCCAACAAGGCAACGGCACCCTGAATGATCTTATAGGACGCATAAACTGCAGCGGCCATCCCAACGTAAGCGGCTTGAACTCCTGCTATGGAAGAAGCAAACGTACTGGCATGCTTTTGAGTTTGATCGGCGAGGGTCTTGGTATCCTTTTGAACCTCTGCGAACTGTTGCTTTAAACCCTTTATGTCAGCAACTAATCTGATGACCAGTTTTGCGATCTCTTGTTCATTTGCCATCTAACAACCTCTTTATCTCCTTAAATTTACTCTTCGATGATACCTTGCTTGGAGCCGCCGAAAAAATCTTCTTAGGAGACAACGCCTGAATATAACTTTTCCAATCTTTCTGATCCGACCCAAAAGAGATTCTTAAAGCAATCGCCAAATCAAAGGTCTCTCGCTTAAGATTCTCTTGTGCGGCATTATAAAAAAGCCACACTTGGTCGATCGTATAACGATGCCATAAGTCATCGAACCTATGACCCCGTCGGATCAAAAATTCTAAGGCCTCGGTTAACTGGTTACTAACGAACTCATAGCTGTTTTCGCGAGGCCAGAGAAGTTTTTTATCCTCTCCACATTCTGAATCAAGACGACAAGAGCAATAGAGACTACACGATCAAATTCCATTTTATTAACTTCTTCGATCGATCGTTCGATCGTTCTTGCCACCACTTCAGGAATGATTGGACCGAGAGAAGAGACGATAGAGAGGATTTTATCAGGGTCTTCACCCAGCGATTCAAATTCTTTGACCCCAATCCCTTTATCCTTCAGGATCATTGACCCCTTAACAAATACTGGAAGCAGGTCAAAGAATTGTTCAAACGACCAAGGTTTGACTCTAAATCCTCCAACGTCGATTCCCGGAGATAAAATTTGTCCCTCTGTTTTTTCATCGGCCATAATCATGACTCTCCAATCAAGGTCAATAGTCCATACGGGCTGACTGGATGAGTATCGATATCTGTTTCCGCCTCGAACTCAAACCCGATTTTTCCAAGTTCGTCACTGATCAGACCCAGGTTCCCAGTAGGAGATAACTTTACTCTCCATCCTTCGTAATGGTAGTTTGGACCAATATCATTCGTTGGCCAGAAGTCCAAAGTCCCAATCAAATCTCCCGAGGTCAATGGAGCAATGGCGAATGATCCCGTTTGCCCAAAAAGCCAGAGCCTCAAATTTTCTCGATCAAACTCATCGAGTTCAAAGTTGCCCTTGAGCCTTCGGATCTTAGTCCTCGTCCAATCTACCGTCCCAATTCCTTCGCGGCTCGTTATGTGTTCAATCTTTTCGATCTCAATTGTCAGGTTAAAAGCCGGGGCGTTGCCCACGTCTCTCAACCCAGTTGGAAGACCATCTGCATCGAATCGATCAAACATAACGATCCCCTTCCCCAGTGTAAAAAGTTCCGTGCTGTGTGCTACCTTTTCCATCTCAGTACCTCCTTTTGTTTTTATCCGTTAAGATCCTACTTTGCAGGATCAAAAGGATCTTTCCACTTGTGGCTATAGGTCATCTGATACACTACCTGCAAAAGCCCCGTCTCTTCATCAACGTATAACTTGTCAGCCGGAGCCGGCTTCAGTCGATTGATCGACCACTCCGATATCGTCTGATCGGTTAATATTGCGATCTCGATATCTGCGTCCATCTCGTCCATGCTATCAAAGGTGACTCGCGTCTCTCCTTTTAAGGCCACGTGAATAATAAGATCGA